GAGATACACAGCACTTAAATCTTGCCGTATTGGCGGTAAAAACTATAACAAGGGTGATATAATTCAGCCTGATGAATTGTCCGCATATGAGGGGTTAAAGCTGGTTAGATACGGTATCCTATGCGAGTTACCTATTAATGCAGAGGAAATGGTTGAACCGATACAATTTGTTGTATCGATACCGATTTTATCACAAGACGGAAAAAGCATTAATTGTACTGCGGACGATGTAACAGAAATTTTCCGTGTACTTCAAATGTCGGCCACAGATGCGGCGGAATATATAAAGAATATTAACAGTGATTCTGTATGTGACGTATTAGGCGCAGTTGATACGAGAAAAACCGTTTTAGCGGCAATTTCAAAGCATACAACAGAGCAGGAAGAAGATAGTGGCGGTGATGAGTAATGCCGAGATACTCATATAATCCCAATGCAATTACGGAAAACGGAGTTGACCGATTGAGGTTTGAACTGGGAGATACAACATTCAATCCGGCAGAGTTGACAGCGGCTTTGTCGGATGAGGAGTATCAAGCGGTTTTGGATAT